GACGCGGTTAAGTTAAAAGCAACGTTAGAAAAGCAAGGTCTTGTCGTAGACCAAAAACAAGACATTCATTGGCAAACTCTTCGAGGATTCGTAAGAGAGCAAATGGAGAATAATCGTAGCATACCTTCTGACATGTTTGGATTGTATGTTGCTAATCGAACAAAACTAACAACTAAAAAGTAAAGGAGAACACATGGCAAACGGAAAAACAGCCAAAACAGCAGTGACTAAAAAAGAAGAAGCTGCAGCGCCTATGATAGCAAACTTAGAACAGTTTGCGGGTGCGGGTGCGGAAAACATTACATCAAAAGATGTATCGTTACCGTTCTTAAAGATCCTTACTAATAACTCACCACAAGTAACACAGGGTGATGCAAAGTTTATTAGTAGTGCAAGACCAGGGATGGTACTTAATTCTGTCTTAAACAAACTCTATAATGGAGCAGATGGATTTAACGTAGTTCCTTGTTTCTTCAAATTCGAATATGTGGAATGGGCAGATAGGGGGACTAAAGATTCTTTAGCACCTGTTAATTCATATCCAGCTGATTCGGATATTATGACAAAAACAAAAAGGGGAGATGATCGTAAAGATAGATTACCAAGTGGTAATTATATCGAGCCTACTCACTATCACTATGTGATGATGGTAGATGAGAATGATCAGCCATCTGAAACGGCAGTTATTGTGATGAAAGCGACTCAGGCTAAAAAGTCTAAGAAGTGGAACTCAATGATGTTGTCTCAGAGACGTAAGGGATCTAAAGGTTTCTTTCAACCACCAACTTGGTCTCAAATTTATACTTTGAGCACGGTGTTAGAAAAGAATAATCTTGGGTCTTGGTATGGTTGGGAAATCAATCATAACAAAGACATTCCTAACGATACGTTATTAAGTGCTTCTCAAGCATTCTTTGACACGTGTAAAAAAGGAAATGCCAAGGTTAACCTTTCGGAAGACCAACAAGAGCAAACTGGAACTAAGAATCCGTTCTAATGAGTTCACTGAATTTTTTTAGTCAATTATTTGGCGGATTAAAATCAGCATACGGTACCTACGAGCTAAATGGGGCTCGTAGGTCCGATGGTAAAGCTGAAGGTAAGGCCTTAACTAAAAAAGGTGAGGTCACTTCAGAACTATTCCAAAAACATTTAAACGGAGAATTAAGTTTAGGTATTGTCCCTATTATGGAAGACAATAACTGTAAGTGGGGATGTATCGATGTTGATGAATACGCAGGATTTAATCCACTTACAATAATAAAAAAAATTAGAGAATTAAAAATACCTTTATTTCCATACCGATCTAAATCGGGTGGACTACATATATTCTTGCATATCGATGGTGTCATACCTGCCACAGATATGATTGATAAATTAACTGAATTAGCTAGTAGATTAGGTCTTGCTGATTGTGAAATATTTCCAAAGCAAAGAACAATTAATGTTAAGTTAGGAACAATTGGTAATTGGTTAAACCTGCCTTATCATAATGCAAAGCTTACGACACGTCATGCAATAGATGACAACGGCCACTCGATACCGATAGAAGATTTAGAGAAAGCTGTTAAGCCTTATGTTATTAAACCTGAAGAATTTTATAAGATACAAGTAGAAGAATACAAAGATGAAGATGAGTTGTTTGCAGAATACCCTCCTTGTGTGCAAAATTTTGTGAAGAATCCAGTAGGAGAAGGACATCGTAATGAAGCATTGTTTAATGTTGGGGTTTGTATGCTCAAGAAACACGGTAAGGATGGTGCTTGGGAGGATGAGCTTGGTGATATAAATAAAAACTGGGGTGACAAAGCATATCCAGCATCAGAATTAAAAGCCACTGTAATAAAAAGTTTAAGTGGAGATAAGAATTACAATTATAAATGTCAAACGGATATAGCTAGAAAGTATTGTAATCAAGGATTATGTATGAAACGTAAACTTGGTATAGGTAAAAACAATTACAGCTTTACTGTAGATTCCTTTCAAAAGATAAACACAAAACCACCTAAATATATTTTAACTATAGATAAAAAACCAGTAAGACTTACAGGGCAACAACTCTGTCAGCAACAATTACTTAAAATAGAATTATTTGATTGGGATATTGTTTGGAAAACAATGGAGAAAGAAGGTTTTAATATGTGGTTAAATTATCTTAAATCAATGCAGACAGATGTAGAAGGCTATGACTTTACCGATGATGATAAGGATGAATTTCAATATTTATTTAGACACTTTCTTGATGATAGCCAAGTTGCAGATGATATTACACAAACTCAATCAGACTATATCTATCAAGAGAATGGCTTTGTGTTTTTTAGAGCAGAGGTATTTAAAAAGTTTTTAAAGAAAGATGGTAACAATCTTAAACGTGATGAAGTTAAAGAATTATTAATAGACAATGGGGCAGAGTATGTAAGAGGTCATAATGGTTATAAAGCTAGACTTTGGAAAGTGCCTAAACCTGAGCAAGAAGACATAAAGGAAAGAAATGTTAAATTCAAAAGAGAGCTACCAGGGTTCGACCCAGACGCTGACCAAAACATTTAAGATCTTTGGCCCACCTGGAACTGGTAAAACAACAAGATTAATAAAAATAGTAGAAAAACATTTAAGACTTGGTGTGCAACCTTGGGAAATGGTTTATGTATCTTTTACTAATAAAGCTATTGATGAAGCTGTAGAAAGAGTTCTTAAAAAATTTAATACTTACAAATCAGAAGACTTTGGTAATTTTAGAACAATACATTCTTTTTGTAAGAAAGCTTTTAGTAATTTACCTGTATTAGATCCTAAAATAGATATGCTTCAGTTTCATACACAGTGGGGAACTATTAATGCAAATTTTTCTGAAGAAGATGCTAACCACAAAGTATTTAATAACTGGTCTCTTCGAGTCTACGACAAAGCTAGAAATATGATGGTTGATCCCATCTCATTATATAAAGCAGAACCTATTAAAAAAGTAAGATTGCAACAATTTACAGATATTATTAGAAATTATGTAAAATTTAAAAAAGATCATAAAATGGATTTTACAGATATGGTTGAGAAATATGTAAAAGAAATAAGTCCTCCAAAGTATAAGGTGTTTATTGTTGATGAAGCCCAAGATCTGACTCCTTTACAATGGTTATTTGTGGAGAAAGTTGCTAACAAAGCTAACAGAGTGTATTTAGCAGGCGATGATGATCAAGCTATCTATGAATGGAATGGTGCTAAAGTTAGATGTTTTCTTGATTTTCCTGGTAAAGCTTTTGTTTTAAATAAATCTTATAGATTAAACAAAACAATATTAGATTTTTCGAAAGAAATATTAACCTTTATAAAAGAGAGACAACCAAAAGAATTTACTTCAGTTAATGAATCTGAGGGACATATACATACTTACGGTAGATTTAGTGAGGTTCCTTTTGATGATTTACAAGGGAGCTGGTTTATCCTTGGTAGAGTTGGGGATAATGTGGAAGAACTTAAGCAGTATGCAAGACATAAAGGCCTATACTTTCAAGATATGAAAGGCAATAAATCATTTAATATAAACAAATGGAATTCTATTAATTACTGGCAGACACTTATAGCAGGAGAATCATTGATTCGTGAGCAAGTAGGTATAGTATATGATTTCATTGATGAAATAAAAAAAGGCTGGCGTAAGGTAGATAACAAGGCTTGGGATGCTGTTCATCCTAATCAACCCTTAGATCTAGAATTTCTTAAAAGTAATTGTGGACTTGAGACCAATCAAACAGATTGGTGGAAAGTTTTAAATAGAAAATTTACAACAAGAGACTTGGATTATTTTGAAAATATGTTAAGAAGAGGAATAAAATTAAATGACAACGCAAAAATTATTATCGATACAATCCATTCGGTCAAGGGCGGAGAGGCGGAAAACGTTTTACTTTACGAAAAGAGTAACTGGCCATCTAATTTCTCATCTAAAAATGGGAAGGATAAAATGGCCGAAGCACGTGTTTGGTATACTGGTGTTACGCGCAGTAAAAAATCCTTACATATCCTCTCTACTGATCATACATACTATTTTCCTTTGGGGCGTATTGCATCTTCTTTCAGAAGGAAAGTTAGGTTAAATGCCCAGTAAAAAACAATTTGACGAAATATTTCCACAAGATAGGCAGGTAGGTGGATCTCATTATAAAAATTTTCACATTCAGCCTTATGAGTTTATATCTAAAAACAACTTATCGTTCTTTCAAGGTTGTGTTGTAAAGTATGTTTGCAGGTATTTATTTAAAAATAAAATAGAAGATCTTGAAAAGATAATTCATTACTGTGAATTAGAGATCAAAAAAATGAAGGATATAAAATGAAATTAGCTACAATTAAACAAATAAAAGACTATATAGATTCTGACCCCTCAACGTGGAAGAAGAAAGATAAGGATTTAAAACATAAAGATAGAGAAGATAATGTTATGTTTAAAGCTTACTATTGGATTATTATTAAATATCTTAGA